TGTTGACATCACAAATCATTTAATCTTATCTGGCACTACAACATAAAATCATCCATATCAACATCGATTGACTCGCATCTATCTTGTCTTTCAGCAAATAGCAAATTCAGTTTTGATACCTCATTTAGCCTCTTCATTAACCTCCTCGTAGATGGTATATCCAAATCAAGTATGTCGTCATCGATCTTATAATTCGTGCCATTGTATAAGCATATCCTATCTATTAAGACCCTGGTCACAAATATGAGACCATCATGGTTATCAAGGGACAATATGTACTCACATAGCATTGAATAAGTCCTCTTCAGATCTTGCTCTGAATGATCAAAATCTTCTTTAAATAGCATCATCATTATGGTGTCATTCCTCATCCAAGCACAAAGAGAGCTCAGATCAGCTGATTTTGGTTGCTCCGCAATTTGTCTTGTTGTGGTCTGCCTATGTTGTAGAACACTGTCGATGAATCCTTCATCAATAACATACATCTCATCCATGTCCACCTCAACATCTTTGATTTCATCAGCAATTTGAGACCCGATTCGATCTACCTCACCAGCTAGTTCATCCATGAAGTCATCCATGTCAAACATCATTTCTTCATGCTGAACATCTTCTGGTTCCATTATGAACTCAGTCTGAATTAGTTCGTTGTCGTCCGCCAGACTAACCTCATCAGAGTCAGCCTCAGCAAATGTCAAGGCGAGTGCATCAAAATCAAACTCTGGCTCTTCGACAATGTCTGCCCATGTTTTGCCAATTATTGGTTTCTCCATATCTTCAATGTAATCATCGTAGCCCAATTTCTTTAGAACTTGATTATACTGGCCTGCTGTGATCATCTTATTGTGTAATACATTCTTCAATACATTGCCATCATATGTTAGGTCATCTACCTGCACCTCTTTAATAATTTCGACCTTTGCTGACTCCTGCAATTTGCTGGCTTGGAATGATGAACCAAATAGATAATTCTTCATGATCCAGCTTAATCTGAATCCTTTTATCATCATTTCACTTGACAACTCTAAACCAGTTGATTTGTGATTAGAGTTGTAAATTGGTGAGCAATTGACAATTATATTCTTAGAAGTCTGTTTAGTTGCCATCAACTTAACTGAACGTTTTCCTTTCTCTATTTGAATCTGGAAAGATGAGAACTGTATTTCTCTCGCCCTGGGTATACTAACTTGAGATATTGTGCAATTGACCCCCCTCACAGGCGCATCGACTTTGAACACCTGCCCTTTCTGATTATTCCTGCTCTCTTTAACAGCAAACATTGATCCATCTGTCAAGAAGCCTTTAATGTTGTTGCTAGGCCCATTAATCAATCTGTATATCTGCAACAGGTGATCATACAATAATGTTTTGTCATTCTCTAAACTAGTGCTAATTTCAAATTTGTACTCATTTGTTTGTTCATAATAGTATGTCATTATTGATGTTCCATGATATGATGTGTATAATTGAAGATCCCCAACCCATTTGTTGCCCTTCCTTGTTTGGCTATGGATCCAAAGGTAGGTCAAATAGGGGGATGATGTTATTATATCATTAAGAATCTTATCATCATCACATATGACAGCCAGAAGAATGAGGAACCATTTCTTTTCATTTGGGCTGAATCTTCCACTGTACAGCATGTATGGTATCTGTTTCTTGCATATTTCAGATAGCTCTTTATAATCTGGCTGTGACATAAGAAAATCCTTACATAGTGGGTAGCAATCTAACTTGTCCAAGATCAGCCCATCATATTGAGACGAAACAATCAAATTCATATAACAGACTAAGTCTTTTATCACTGACTCACATTGCCCTGACAATTTACTATGAAATAGGTTCTTCCTTGCAGGGGTTGAGTTCATCAATCCTGGGAACATATTCAAGTCACGCAAAGTCTCATATGTCTTTTCAACTGATCTAGTTGCTGGTCCATAAACATAAAACTTTGCCAAAGTGGTCGGTTTCTTCATTATTCTATATGCTATTGTGTTGATTATTGTTAAGGTTGCTTCCTCATTTAATGATAAAGAGGATTTCATCTCATTTAGATCCCTCTTGATGAATGGGAGCATTCTTTTGAGCTTCATGTAATCATTCTCCAAATTTCTAAGAGTGTCAGATGTGAAGTTCATTTTGCCATAGAATGTGTACTCAAGCAGATCAAGTGCTTTTGACTCAAAGAAATCAACATCATCTGTCACCTTCATACTTCGAATAGCTAAGGGGTAAGTTGCTGGCTTGATGACCCATTTAGACTGCTCCTCATAGTTGGCCATGAGAAACCAGTCAAATGTGTCAGAATTGGGGAAATAAAATTTAATATCTTCCTCTGTCAGAGAAAGCTCTGGTGGCGTGGTGTACACTTTAGAGATTGCTTCTTTGAGAGTAAGATTGTTGTGACCCATTATCTGGAAGCATTTTGCTGTCCTGCTAGCAGAATTTCTTGCATAGAATAATGCAAATGATGTCTTTCTGAATGTGTCCGCAGCACCAGGTGTATATAGTTTCAATGCTGACAGTATCTTCACCTCCTCGATGCTTGTTGGCTTGCGGAAGGCCAACATCGGATCCCTCATTAGCTTATCCTGCAACATTTCCTTGGTTATCTTTGCTGTACGCTGAGCTATCATTAGTCTTCTAACAGGCCCCATCTGACATTCTATGGAATTCGGTCTCAGTCTGATTTTGTCCTCGAATAAGGTTGTCGCAAGGTGGGTTACTAGATTAGTGATTGGGTTGTATAGATTATGAATTGCTGTCTTCTGTCTACTATTCTTCAGTATTTTATAATTGTAATACTCTGGGCCAAGCATCTCCATAAGACTGGGGTTATACAATGGGTAGATTCCTAGATCATAGGGTATAAGATTCGGGTCTATTTGTAATATTTGCCTTGGGTCATTAACATCAGAGAAGCTGCTTCCATAGACTCCCTCACAAAATGACTTATTTAGTAGGTGAGCTGACAAAGTTAATAATGTGCTTGCACCATTTTCCCTAAATTGCCTTACTGATGCATAGCATTCTGCAACTGCCCTCTGAAATGACCTAGTATCTGGCACAGGACATGCATTCATTGAAAACTTGATCAAGGGACTAAATGAGCTGGCAGATGATTGGAATACAGAATTAAATTCTCTTGGATCAAAGGTTATGGATGTCTTATGTGGGCTCCTCCTGACTGTCATTAGCATGTCACAGATTCTTCCACAAGATGAGTGCAAGGTTGTGACCAAGATTGCTTTATTGAAACTATCTCTACTCTTATCTGCGACATGTATTCCTCTTATTGTTAATCTGTCATCTGAACTAATTAATGTTCTGAAGCATGTGGCAGGTAATTGTGGCAGTCTGATCTTCACTCTTCTGAAAACCTCATCCCTCAATGATGCAAGGCAACAATGGTAATATGATGAGGTGAAATGCAGGATCCCTTGTCCCATGTTGCTCTCATTCACCATGAATGGTTTTCTATCTGCAAAGAACTTTGACTTATAATATTGTAGGCCCTCATCATCATGCACCTTTGTGGGATGTTTCAGCCATTGCTCTACTAGCTCTTTTGGGTATTCAATTCTTTTGTTCTGATGTGCTGCCAAGACAGATGCTATAACATTAAACGAATCACCCAACTCTGCATGATGTGGGGTGAAAAGGTAGACAAAATTGAATGGCATGAACATCTGTGCCCAGGTTGTCATGTCAGCATTCTCATTAATCGTTATGTAATCTCCAAGATTCTGCATCACATCATAACCATACTGCTTCATTTTGATCAATTTCTCTTTCCCCTTGGTCAGCATTTCCCTCTCATCATAGTCACATAGGTATCTTGATATGCTTTCCACATAGTTTATAAGCATTCTTGACATTATGTCAAGTATGATGATTTCTCTTGTTCCACCAATTTGGTTCTTCCTGAATATCTGGATTTTGATATCTATATGATCTATTATTTCTTGAACTAACTCATCAAGTCTATGAGATTTAACATCATACTTTTCAATGAAATCCAAGAGCTCTTCAACGCACTTTCTTCTCTTGGACATACCATTAAGCAGACTGATCTTATTGCCCTCTTGATACCCCAATGCGAAAGCCTCACTTGGTGTCCTGGGAACCTCCTCACATAAAGTTGTTATTGATGCCTTGAATGTTGCAAATGTGTCTAATGTTTTAGAAGTGTACTGACTGTTGACACTCATATAGTGCACATTATCCTTCTTTGTGCAGTATATTGACTTCCTTTGCAACTTTGAAGCTATTGAGATAACTCTGGCTGATTGCATGTGGCTCAGTCCCCTGTTTGCAATTATTTTCTTTATGAAACTCAAGTCATCACCACCGTAGGCAGTGAAATACTTATCATCAGATATTTTCTCGCCTATTTTCCTAAGATTTAGTTCTTCCTTCGCAATCTTACTCAATATCTTGAGAGACCCATGAGTTTTGTTTCCTTGATCCTTATTGAATAACATGCAAACATACATTTCCATGAGAATAAATGAGAAATCTTTCAATGAGTCAGAGAATATTGATGGAACCCTACTTGTTGATCCAGCAGATTCATCAATGAAGTCATTCAATAACTCATCAAACTTTGGTGTTCTTCTTTCGAAGAACTGAATTGGGCTCTCTGACATACATGACATGGTGAATTTATGAAGCCTGCTTATCAATAAGACCTGAAATGGTGATCTAATTGGAACTTGCAACTTATCTAAAGATGATTTTAAATCCCTATTAAGTCCGATCATTTTCATGACAAAGTATCTGACATCCTGCATCATTGATGATGTCACTTGCTTATTTTCCACATTTATGAGTGAGAATAATGACAGATAACCCTCATCATTAAGCTGACAAAATGTTTTATCAATGGATCCATCTTTGCATGCTTGCTGAATTAGTGACATTGAGTTCATTATGTTGGCATCATGGACCCTCATGTAATGATCAATTCTGTCTGAGTCAAGTGAAATCCACCTTGTTTCCCAATAATTACTGAAAGAGTAGACATTTGGGAACAAATCATTGTCTAGGTCTAGCTTTAATGTTGAAATGATCTTAAACCAAACAATGGATGTGGTTGTTCTTAGTTGTGACCCAGGAGCAATCAGAATGGCAACATCCTTGATTGGGGTTGGGATCAGACAGAAGTTTGAGCCTTTCCTCTTCCTAAGAGAATTCAATGCAATCTCTCTAACAATTATCTCAATAAATCTTGAGTATCTGAGTGCTTTGATATTTGAAATCATTGATATCAAGCCGGATGATGCATTATAAGCCTCACCAAGATCAAACACTGAGTTGTTCTGAATCAAGTGATTGCTAAAGATAGTTTTGGACTTAGTGGATAAGTGCTTGATGGTGGATTTTAGTGTGTCAAGATTCATTTCTAGACTATAGGAGAAATTGTCATTCTTCTCAGATTCATCTATGGCCTCAATATAGCCTGCTTTGATGGCCTGAGATCTCCCTGGTCCCTGAACTCTCATGTCAGACCGTATGCCAAACACATTGCCCCTATCCAGTTGAATCATGTGCTTAGTTTCAGGATCATTAAATTGTTTCCTCTTATCCTCATCAAGATGCTGAAGAGCTGACTTTATGGCAGAAAGATAATTTGAGGCTAATCCACCTATCTTATTTATGAATTTTGTTATCTCAAGTAGATGATCTTCATTCAGTTTTATCTCTTCAAACTCAGTAACACAGGGTAATGGGAATGTTTGCTTCATTTTATTGATATCATTGTCAATTGGTCTCTGCATTCTGCTCATGGTGCTATAATATGATTCCCATTCGACAACTGGATCTGATATTATCACATCATTCTGTAAATCATTCATCTGATTTATTGCACAACTAGCTAAGTAATCCAATATCATATTGTCATCAGCTGTGAGATCAGGCTCAAAGTAATCTGAGAACCTTCCCCTCTTATTTATGAAATCAGCTTTATCAGTGTCATTTCGGAATAAATTGTTGTATTTGTCTAGATGTGTCCTGAGTCTGTCTTTCGCAAACACAAGATGGTTTGTGCAGTCAATATTTATGTCATAAGATTTTAATATTATTTGAACTTTAGGGTCAATTCTAATGTGGTCTAAATATGAAATGTACCAATCAAGGACATCTTTGATCCTCTTATACAAATGAGACTTATGAATCTCAAGGAGGGTGTGTGCCAATGTGAGACCAGATGTGTCAATGATGAAAGGGATGAAAGTTACATTAATCCCATGAGATCTCATGTGAGCAATACATTGATGATATTTAATCACCTTTTCTTCTGCATATATTTCGGGGTGAGACGAAATTCCAACCTCAATAATCTGCATCCTGTCAAATGATATTAAATCTGGTGTTAAATTCTTGGTGTCGAGGTCAATTGGTAACCCAAAGTGTTCATAAATGGAGCCCATGCTCGATATTTTGGTCAAAGTGATGTCATCTTCCATCAAAATTTCCTCGATGATCTCATGACGAGATAAGAATATCTGACCATACTCAAGGACATTGTCAGGCTTTGGGCACAATTTTATGTCTTGCAGTGATTTGCAATATGTTTTAAGATTCAGTTGGAACATGGGG